GATACCTTGGCTTATAGTTTGTATATTATAGGTATAAAAAGAAAGAAAATTTTTAGAATTAGGACGGTGTAAATGAAAGTATTTGATTATGTTAAAAAGCGATTTTTAGGTGATGAGAAAAAATCAATTTCAGCCCCTAGACAAATCCAAGACCTTATAGGATATGGATATGGATTAAAAAATAAATGGAGCTGGTTAAGTTTTACAAAAGCTTGGGATTACTATCAAAGTATTTCAGTCATTGCAGACGCTGTTGATAGATCTTCTCAAGAGATTTCAAATATAAATCCAGTTTTAAGAAATAAAAAAACAGGCGAGATTTTAGATTCGTATAATCCAAAACAACCTATTACAGAAATTTTACAATTATTAAAAAATCCAAGTCATAATCAAGGCTGGCAAGAGTTCTCCACTGCATGGGCGACTTCTTTTTTGGTTACTGGAAATTCTTTTGTGATTTTATCGATAGGATCTAGTAAAAAGCCTCTTGAAATTATTTATGTAAATCCACAAGACATAACAATAGAAGCACAAAGCGAAAGCAATGTTAGAGTTGATTATGAATCATCAACACAAAAACTAAGTTTTACATTAAAAGACGGTGGCTATTATTCTCAAAACGGCGATTTTCAATTAAAACATACAAGAAAGTTCAACCCGAAATATAACATAGCAGACAACCCTATGGGATTAAGTCCTTTGAGTTCTTTGTTTTACGAAATAGAACATCATATAAAAGGGAACATGCATAATTCTGCTTTACTAGATAACGGAGCAAGACCGAGTGGAGCTTTAATGCTAGATCCTGACGCAGAACTTCCAGACGAACAGTATCAAAGATTAAAGACAGAAATCCGTGCATATTATCAAGGATCTGGCAATACTGGAAATGTTATGGTTCTAGAGGGTGCTAAATCATTTCAAGAACTTTCAGTTTCTAATAAGGATATGGATTTTGCTAAGTTAAATGAAATATCAAAGTCTCAAATATATTCAAATATGAAAATTCCAAAACCTATGGTTAGTGAAAAGACAATGTCATATAGCAATTTCAATGATTCTTTATTTCAAATGTATTACTTGAATGTTCTACCGAATACAAAAAGAATGTTGGACGAAATGGGAGAGTTGTTGTTGCCAAAATACAAAGGCGGTGATGATTATGAAATAGTTTATGATGTTTCAAAAATTCCAGCATTAAGAAGTGCTACAATAGAGCAATTAGACGTTTTAACAAAAACAGGATTGATAACAATAAACGAGGGACGAAATCTAATGTCTTTTGAGAATGTTAAAAACGGTGATTTTATTTACAAACCTGCTAATATGTTGCCAATTGGAAAAACAGTTGAAAATGAAGAGAGTAAAAAATACTTTGAAAACAAATTAAAAGAACTTGGATACAATGAAGCTGAAATAAAAAACATGTGGGAAAACAATGGGAAAAATCTATAAATCAAGTCCTGTTAAGATTTTAATGGCAAGACAAATTAAAATAGAATCTATATTTATTCCAGAAATAAAAAGATATTTTGATGCTATATTATTAGAATTTTCAAAAACAGGAAAAGTCGAAAAGCATATAAAGGCAACAGAGGACTTATTGAGAAAAAACTACATAAGAACATCAAAGGCTTTTTCAAAGGATTTAAGAAATCAAAAATCAGCAGAATATGATATTGATAAAGAAATAAATGTAATACTAGCTATTGCTATTTCTAAAAAAACAAAAGAGCAGTCAAAGATAATATCAAAAACAAATACTACTGAATTAGAATCAGCTTTAATAACTTCAAAAGGAGATATTGAAGAGGCTGTTGAAATAGTAAAACCTCAATTTGAAAACAGAATTGAAATAATAGCAGAAATGGAGACTGGTTCAATGGCTGGAGAAAGTCGAGATATTGAGGCAATTGGTATATCAGTTGGAGTTAATAAATCAACGAAAACTTGGAATGCTTTACTAGATAAGAGAACAAGAGTATCTCACGCAATGGCAGACGGTCAGAAAGTTAAAATCTTAAGTCATTTTATAGTTGCTGGTGAAAAGTTAAGATTTCCAAAAGATGCTAGTCTAGGAGCAAGCACTAAAAACATAATGGGATGTCGTTGTATAAGCGAGTATAGAATTGAGTTATTTGAATAGAGTTTGTAATTTATAATTAAAAGAAAGGGATTTTTCTATGGGAAAAATGGAATATAAAAAGTTTTCGTTTGAATTTAAAGAATTTAAAGTAGATGAGAAATTTATTTACATTGACGGATATGCTTCAACTAACGATAAAGACTTCGGAGATGATATTGTAGAGCAAAATGCTTTAATTGAATCTGTAAAGAAATATGGTCTACCTAAATTTTTACATCAACACTCTCATACTCAAATGCCTCTAGGAACAGTTTATGATGTTGTTGCAGAAGGAAATAAAACACTTATAAAAACAAGAATGCCAGTTAGTATTCGAGCTAGTGAAGTTCAAGATTTAGTAAAAGACGGAGCTTATGGAGGCTTTTCAATTGGTTTTCGTTCTAAAACTGTTGAGCTTCAAGATGTAGATAAAGAACAGATTAGAATTATTAAAGAAATACATTGGTATGAAGTTTCTCTTGTGAGTATTCCAATGAATCCACATGCGACAATTACTAATGTAAAATCTATTGAAAGCATTGAAAAACTAAGTGAAGTTGAAAAAACATTACAAGAAAAAGGATTTTCTAAAAAAGAAAGCCTTACTTTAATTAGTAAAATAAAAGAATTTACGAAGCCGAGTGATTCGGTTAAAAAGACTGAGCAAAAAGAGAGTGATTCTATTGAAGCTAAGCAAAAAGAAGATAATAAGTTATTAGAACTTGTTGATAAATTTAGCAAAATGATAAAGGAAATATAAACATGTCAGAATTAAACAAAGATCAAATCACAAAAGATTTGAATGCTGGACTTGATAAAATCAAGAATCTAAGCGAAGAAGTTGCGAAAGCAAAAGAAAACGGAGAATCAATTGAAAACGTTAAAAAATCAATTGAAGAAGTTGCATCAAAAATGGAAGCTAACTTTAAAACACTAGAAGCAAAACAAAATCGTGCATCTATGGAAAAAACAATTGATCCAGTTGTTGAAAAAGCATATGAAAAATTTTATTCACAATGCGAAACTGTTATCGGAAAAAGAATTGAAGCTGTTTCAAAAGAAGACCGTAAACATTTAATTTCTGGTTTTGAAAAAAGACTTAGGTTAGATGGTGCTTCATTTGAAGTTCAAGCATCTGCTGAAGAAAAAAAAGCTATGAATACTATTGTTGCTAATGAAGGTGGATTTTTTACTATTCCTGAATATTCTTCAAAAGTTCTTGAAAAAGATTTTGAGAAAAATGGAATTTTAGATGTTATCAATTCAATAGTAATCGGCGGGACTGAATTAAAAGAAGCTGTTGATATGAATGATTATGATGATTCTGATTTTGTAAATGAGCTTGCTAATGCACCTGTAAGTAAAAAACTAATTGATTTCAAACAAATGACATTTAGAACAAATGAAATCTTTTATCCACAAGAATTTACTCGCAACATGCTAGAAGACGGAATGCTAGATATTGAAAAATATATTCTTAGAAAACTTCGTGAAGGTATTATGCGTAAAAAGGCTGCAATGTATTTAATGGGAGACGGAGTTGATAAACCTCGTGGACTTTTAACTTATCCAAATGGAACTAAATTTGATGAAGTAGAGCAAATTGAATCAAACACAACTAATGATGTTAAACTTAGTGATGTATTTACTGCTTTACCAAGTGCGTTATCAAGTAATTTTTCAACAAATGCTAAATACTTAATGCAACGTAAAACATTTTTTCATTTACTAGCAGAAGAAGCTACATCTGGAGAATTAAAACTGTCTAATCAAATTCAGTTTATTTCAAAAGAAAAAGTAACTCTTTATATTTTAGGACATGAAGTTATTTTTGATGCTTTCATGCCAGCATATAATATTACTGGAAATTTAGCTGTTGCTTTTGGAGACTTTAAACAGGCTTATACATCTGTTAAAAGATTGGGACAATCTATAATTAAAGATTTAAACTCAGATGTTCAAAAAGTAAAAATCACTTTAAGAGAAAGAAACGGCGGACAATTAAGAAATGGTCGTGCTGTAAAACTTCTTAGAATTAAATAATAAAACGGGGGTGTAAAAGCCCCCATAAACAAAAGGAAAATATAATGCATACTGATTTATATAACATAACTAAAAGCCTTGTTGGATTATCAATTCAAACAATAGCAACTGATACTGATACAAACGGAGCTATTATTGATACGCAAGGATTTGAATCTGGAAAAGTTGTTTTAGCATCTGGTGTAATAACTGCTGGAGATATAACAATTAAAGAAATTCAAGAAGATTCTGATATTACAATGGCATCTGCTACTGTAATACCTGCTGAACGCTTAATTGGAACACCTGCTGTAATGACAGCTAGTGACTCAGTTTCTGAGTTAGGATTTGTTTCTACTAAACGATATGTTCGCGTAGTATTTACAACTGCTAATTCTGCTGACTTAACTGTTGGAGCTAATGTCGAACTTGGATCACCTGTTTCAACACCGACTAAATAATTGAAAACTAGGGGGATTAAATTATGATTAAAATTAAAGCAAAAATGACTTTCAAGGCGTCTTTAAACGGATATAGTGTTTCTACTTTTGAAAAAGGAGTAGTATATGAAGTTTCTGATGTTTTAGGGAAAAACCTAATTGAAAGCAATAGAGCTACACAATCTACTGTAAAAATTATAAAAGCTATTGAGAAAACTGAAAACAAGGTTATTTCAAATACTGAAACTAAAACAGATTCTTCAAAACAAGAATTTACTGAGAAAGAATTTCTAAAAAACAAAGCAAAAGAATTGGGATTAAAACCACATCCGTTTTTAGGAACAGAAAAACTTAAGAAAATGATTGAAGATGCTGAAACTAAAGAATCAGAAAAAAAAGAAATGATTGAAGATGCTTCTAAGTAATGCTGAACGATATGGAAATTTTAGATATAAAGAAATAGGGACTACTTCAACAGAGCTCCCTGTTTCTCTTGCAGAAGTTAAAGCATATCTAAAAATAGATTCCGCTGTTGAAGACGCATTGATAACAAGCCTAATACAAACAGCTGGATTATGCTTTGAAGCAATGACAGGTGTAATTCTAATAACAAAATCATTTTTAACAAAACGCATTATATGGGATAACTATCAACTTAGAAGACGATTTATTTCTGATATTATTCTTAGGTATTATAATTCAGAAGATACATTAACTGTAGTTTTACCTAGTGAATATGATATTTATGAAGAGAATGCTTACGATATTTTGATAACTAATCTAAGTAAATCTCTTTCTACAAACAAAACACAACCTATTGAAATCGAGTTTAAAGCTGGATTTGGAGATGACAGCTCTTTTATACCTGCTAATATCAAAATTGCTTTAATGCAACATATAGCTTCAATGTATGAAAACAGAGGAGATTGTGCTGATTCTAATTGTAGTAATTTATTGCCACCATTAAGCCGTTCTATATATTCTCAATATAGAGGGGTTGAAATAGGAGCATGAGTTGTCAGAAAAAGAAATGCGTCGGATCTTTGGATAAACGAATAACAATACAAGCTAGAATGATTCGCCCTACACCAGACGGTGGATATACAGAGGATTTTTTAGCAGAACACGAAATATGGGCGAATGTTATAACAAAAAAACCATTCACTTCAATGGTAGATATAGGACAAGACACTTCGTATACTCATATTTTTACAATTAGACATGGGTTTATAATAACAAGCAAAAACTGGATTAGATTAAAAACAAATACTTATAATAGAGTTAGTGTTGAAAATCCAGACGAGGACGATAGATA